ATGATGATCCTGGCATGGTTAAAGTCATGATCATCATTGGAATATGGGATAATGATCCGTTGAATCAAGGATATAGAGATGTTTTAAATATCATTCATAAGATAACGACTGAATTTGCACAATTCCCAGTGCTTGGACGTTATGAATTAGTCGGACCAATGGAATGGGTTGCAAATGATGAAGATTTGCACCCGTTTTTCATTGGTGTTATTGAAACAAATTGGAATTACAAAAATGTTGAATTTCAATCAAACGAATTTGTATAGGAGGTCAATTTGTATAAACATGGTGTTTATTATGACGAAAACGATACGCCGATAACCTTGCCAAGGAAATCAGGCACATTACAGGTTGTTGTAGGTACAGCACCGGTAAATTTAACAGCATCACCAAATGTGAACGAACCCGTTTTGTTGCTTAACTTTGGTGAAGCAGTTAAAAAATTAGGTTATAGTGATGATTTTAAAAAGTTTTCATTATGCCAAGCAATGGATGCAACGTTTAAAGTATTCAATGTTGCACCTGTAGTAATGATCAATGTATTAGATCCATCAAAACATAAGGTCGCGGTACCATCAAAAGCGGTTGATGTTGTTACTTTAGAAGTAATTGAACCAGTTGAAGGAGTGATATTAAGCTCTTTAGTTGTTAAAAATGACACAGGAGCAACAACTTATGATGTTGATGCTGATTATACTGCCGAGTTTAACACTTTAGGACAGCTGGTAATTAAGGTTGATTCAGAAGGTGCTGCAGCAGCTGCTACAGAACTTTCAATTGAGTATGACAAGTTGGATCCATCAAAAGTAACTGAAGACGATGTGATTGGTGCTTATACTGCTTTAGGGAATAAATATACAGGTATCCAATGTATCAAAGAAATCTACCCGAGACTAGGATTGGTGTCAGCTATTTTATTAGCACCAGGCTACACTCATTTGCCGAAGGTAGCGAGAGCATTAGAAGTTGCAAGTAAAAAGATAAACGGTAGCTTTAACGCAGTTGTATTAAATGATTTAGATGCAACTGAAAAAGACTATACAAAGGTGCCAGCGTGGAAGAACGAAAACGGCTATACTCAGAAAGGATCTATTGCGTTATATCCAAAACTGAAGATCGGAAGCACAATATATGCTTATAGTGCATTGTTGGCAGCTATGATGCAAGCGATGGATGTTGAAAGTAAAGGTGTGCCGAATGAGTCGCCATCAAACAAAGCATTACCGGTAACGGCTACAGTCTTTGAAGATGGTATTGAGCTATTTTTAGATCAGGAGCAAGCTAACCTCTTGAATGGTCATGGTATTGTAACAGCAATCAATATGGCTGGTTGGAGAGTTTGGGGTAATAATACCGCTGCTTATCCTAGCATTACAGATCCAAAAGAGCGTTTTATTTCTACTAGAAGAATGTTTAATTATGTTGGAAATAACTTCGTTTTATCATACTTCAGTAAAGTTGATAAAATTGGAGATTATCGATTGATTGAGTCAGTTGTAGATAGTGAAAACATGGTGCTGAATAGCCTTATGTCACAAAATAAGATAGCTGCAGGAAGAATTATTTTTAATATTGAAGACAATCCAGTAACACAGATCTTAGATGGTACCATTAAGTTTATAACTATGTTAAGTGTTGGATCGCCTGCAAAAGAAATTATCAACACATTAGAGTTTGATCCTGTTGGATTAATGAACAGTTTAGGAGGTAATTAATGAAGTTACCACATTCAATATCACAATTTAATATCTACAATGACAATGAACGTTGTGTAGGTATTTCCGGTGAAATCACATTACCAAATTTCGAAGCCATGTCTGAAACAATTTCAGGCGCTGGCATCGCTGGTGAATTCGAAGTCACTGCCGATGGTCAATATGGCGCTATGCAGATTGATATTCCGTTTCACAGATTACACGATGAGAATTTCAGCTTGTTAACACCTGGTCGAAAGACTATTGTTTTAAGAGCTTCAGCGAAGTCTTTTGACTCTGCAACTGGCGATTCTATCGAAGAGGGTTTGAAAATCAAAATCACTGGATCACCTAAGAATTTAGAATTAGGAAAGATTGCATCAGGAAAGCCGATGGAATCAAAGAACACTTTAGAGATCCTAGCAATCAAAATTGAGCTAGGCGATAAGGTGTTGATTGAACTGGATAAATTAAACTTCGTCTGCATCATTAATGGTGTGGATGTTCTAGCTAAAGTAAAAGCAAATATTTAGGAGGCCACATGCCACAAAAACCTTTCACACCTGGTTCGCCACAAGTTGGTCCAGGTGCAACAAATAAAGAAGCACTTGCAAAAAGTGCTAAAGATGCATTAGAAAAAGCAAGTAAGAGCAACTGATTGAAATTGCATCACGAGAAAAAGAAAAAGAAGATGACTCGGTAGCTTTAGTGGTAAAGCTATCAAATGTTTATCGTTTCGAAGGTAAGGATTATGATCAAATTGATTTGAGTGGTATCAAAGAACTTACTACAGTTGATCTGCAAGCAATTGACAAGATGTTTTATGGTGATGGAAATATTGCGCCAATCAATGAAATGTCAAACTCGTATTGTATGATTGCAGCTGCACGAGCTAGTAAGTTGCCTATTGAACTGTTTGAAAACTTAAAGGCAAATGATTCTGTAAAAGTAAAAAATTCAGTTTCTCATTTTTTGCTAAGTTAGGCATTAACGTAGGCAGCGGACGCATACTTAGAAAACTTTGCATCCGCTGTGCTATGCAGATGTTTACGAGTCTAGAATTTTTTGTGAAGTTAAGCATTATAGACTTATTTGAAACTATGGATGATATTGAGGAGGCAACACCATCGGAAAAACAAACTACCAAGTAGCTTTTAAGCTTGGTGCAAAAGTTCAATCCTCATTTAATAGAAGTTTTAATAGTGCTGCTAAAAGCATGAATAATCTTACCAACACCATAAAAGCTGGTGCTGCAGCTTATGTCAGTTTCAACGCTGCTCAAAAGTTAGGCACTGATATGGCGGAAGCCGCCGGTGGTCTTGAAGCTTACAGAGGCACCTTAAACGTAGTTATGAAAGACCATGAAAAGGCAGCTCAAACCATGGTATGGGCTTCGAAATTTGCCAATAAAACACCTTTTGAAACCGATAGCGTTGTTGAGGCAACTGTTAAACTTGAGTCGTACAAACTGAAAGCCATGGAAGTCTTACCAAAAGTAGGCGATATGGCTTCTGTTATGAATAAGGATCTTATTCAAGCGGTTGAAGCGGTGGCAGATGCGCAAAACGGAGAGCTGGAACGACTTAAAGAATTCGGTATCACAAAACAACAAATCATAGAGCATGGACAGAAACAATTGGGCTTGATGGACATTGTTAATAACAAAGGTCAAATCACTAACCAAGAGAGTCTGAACAAAGCTCTTTTTTCATTGATGGAAGATAGATTTAGTGGTGGTATGGAAATGCAAGCAGGCATGTACAAGGGACTTATGTCTACTGTATCCGGCGTATGGAAATCAGGCCTTGCTACAATGGCGGGTGTTTCGATGTCGGGTGAAGTTGTAGACGGCAGTTTGTTTGATATGATCAAAGTGAATGCTAAATCAGTCGCAGATCTATTAACTAGATTTGTAGAGGATGGCACCTTTGAAAGATTGGGTCAGCGTATAGCTGGCTTCTTTAAGTTTATTGGTTATGGTATAGATTTAGCCAAAGCAGGCATGAAAAAAGTTTGGCCATACATTAAGAAAACAGGATCCATTATTGAATCTCTAATATCAATGTCAATTAAGAAGTTGAAAACCTTCAAACCTACATTTGATCTAATAGGGAAGAAAGTCAATTGGTTCAAAACTGTATTCGTGAATGGCTTTAACAAAGCAAAAGTTGTTATTGGGGACAACTTACCCAAGTTATTAGAGTTCAGAAAATCAATCTTAGATTTAACAAAGAATATTAAAAATGGTTTAAGTCGTGCCTTTGAAATAGCACAACCACCGATGAAGTGGTTGATAGATGAAGGTGCACCATTAATTGCACAAGGCTTATCAGGTGTTATCGAGTTTGCTACTGATTTGTTCAGTCACTTTAATGATAAGTGGCCAGAGATTTCGGCGGTATTTGAAACGGTAGGCGGTGCACTTAGAGACGGTCTAGTCTTAGGGTTTGAAACCGCAAAACCAATTATCGAGTGGATCATCAATGATGGTTTTCCACTGATGTCTGAGGTGCTCTGCGATATTGTAGATTTTGGTTTAGATGTCTACAATTTATTTGCAGACAATTGGAGTTTGATCGAACCTATCATAGTCGGTATAACTGGCGCTTTAGTACTTTATAAAGTGGCTATGGTTATAGGAACTGCAGTTACAACTGCTATAGCTATAGCGAGTAATGCGGCTGCTATCGGAGTAGGCCTTTTAAATACTGCTCTTGCAATATTAACCTCGCCTATTACTGCGATTGTAGCAGCTGTGGTAGCTGTTATTGCAATAGGCTGGGCGTTATATAAAAATTGGGATAAAGTCACAGTCTTTTTAAAGACAAGTTTCGCGTCTGTTGGAAAGTTTGTTAAAGGCGTTGGCACATCGATAGGGAATTTCTTTAAGGGCATTGCTACTGGTATATCGAATGCCTGG